CTTTAGAGTATAAAGTAGACGCACCTGACTTGCATAATGCACTTCAGATAAACCTCGGTTGGTTTGAGATGAGAGACGTAGCCCTAGATGAATTCTAGGGTATTTGCAGGTATTTGCGTTTTAGGGGGTTGTTATATAAAAACCGATACAGCTAACCTACAACGAACCAAAACCGAGAGCCATATATTATTCGTATTTAAAAAAATTCAGTATATAAAAAATGCCCCAGTAGGTTGACTCTGGGCAGGGGTTGTGTTATACTATAGGAGTAAACAAACAGTAAAGCACATGATTGAAGGAGTTGTATTAACACTTGTATTGATGACCTTTTGTATAGGTTCAGCAATCGGTATCGTAAACTATGGAACAAAAGGAAGGTTCTTTTAATGGCGGTTTATAACGACTATGAGATTCGTATAAACATTAATCAGTTGATTGAGAAGAGGATCCCTTGTTGTGATCTTCTTCATCCTGATCATTGTTTAACAGAAAAGCAAGTGGCAGAGATAGCACATGATATTCGTATGGATATTGACTTACATCCCATTTACAAGCAAGTGGATAGATCTATCATGCGGTATGTAGAAGCAGCTGGTATTGATAATAAAGAGCATTGGGTTGAAGAGAAACTACTTGATCTTCCTGATGAAGAAGGTATATCTTTTGATTAAGGAATTGTAAAGAGGACATTATGGCGATATATAAGAATAACAGGATTGTTATTGATCTCACTGAGTTAGTTGAATGTCGAGTAAAAGTCACTGGACAGGAACTATCTGAGTATGAAGTTGAACAGATAGCGAGTGCATTACAGCATACTCTGACATGGGATAGTTTATACTTTATGGTAGATACTGCAATACTTGATTTTGTAGGTATGAATCCAATAGAGTATGGTAGTACAATGAATGAGAGTTGGTTATTGGAGATCGAGCGTAACAAGAAGAAGTTCAAGATGGTAGATTTAAAAGGAGGGTCATGGACTATTCAAGTGCCACAACGGATAAAGGAGTAAAGTCTTATCACATTTATTTCGAGGATAAGTGTTTGTTTAAGAACTTAACTGAGGAAGAGTTTGATTTGATATGGGCGAAGTTATATCGTTCGTATCATACAGATAGTTTGTCGTTCTCTTCTTGTGTGGGAGATGAGTGTAAGTTAGAGGAGCAGAGTTATTAGTCACCCACTTGACGTACTTGATGAATATATTGATAAGTGGGTAGAACACCTACAGGAGCCAACTCCGAGTGGTATCTTTCGGTGTCCTTTTGCAAAGAAGGTTAGGGAAGAGAAACGTCTCAAGTTTAAAAAGGTATATGACTATCTCTCTGCGTATGATTACTGGAATGCCGTATCAGAAGTCATACAGGGGTTTGATGACAGTTGTGATGTTCATATTGTTGTAGCTCATACGAACTATGAGATTGTGAATCCAGGCAACATGGGAGGGAGTGTCGATGCAATGAACTCTTTTCTTAATGCAATGGGAAGAGACTTATGGGTTGTACCGAAGATGGATAATCTTTTTACGATAGTCATGGTTCAAAAAATTACCGTTTTGGACAATGGGAGTCGTAAGCTGGAGGAACAGGGATATTATAATAATCGTTATTGTGAACAACAGATGGAAATGATGGTCAATGGACGCAGAAGATTCAGAAAGAAGATAGATGGAATATAAAAAAAATCCGAACGTAACGTTCAAAGTGAACATTTAATTTTTATAGATAGCGTGACATGGAAAAACTTGAAACAATGCACCTAGACCTAGAGGTCAAGGAACTGGAATACATCTACGAATCAATTCAGTTTCGCCTCGAAAATGATAATCATCTATTATACCATCCTGATATTCGCAAAGATCTAGAAGATATGCTTGCGGAATGGGAAGATGAGTACCTATAACGTCTACATTGGCGAGAACTTAATTATGGAGAAAGTTCCCGATACTGACATTAAACATAAACTAGAATACATAACCGAATACTTTCGCCATTATCCTAGTGATGATCTCCGTACTCAAGAAATAAAAGTTGTTAAGAATTAGAGACTATATAATATAACACTATGGACAAATTGGTTTGACCGTGGTATACTTACTATGTAATTACAACATGTTATGGCAAAAGGATTTACAGTAAAAGCTAATGCTCCGAAAGCGAAGAAAGTTGAAGATGACTTTAATCTAGAGGAAGCAAAAGCATTAGCAAAGGGTAAAGCAATAGTATTCTGCCTGCCAGGCCGAGGAGTTTCTTATATTTTCCTAAAGAACTTCGTACAACTATGCTTTGACCTAGTTCAGAATGGTAGTTCCATTCAGATCTCACAGGACTACAGTTCAATGGTGAACTTCGCAAGGTGTAAGTGCCTAGGTGCGAACGTTCTCAGAGGACCAGATCAGATTCCTTGGGATGGAAAACTTAAGTACGACTGGCAGTTATGGATCGACTCTGATATTGTATTCGATACAGAGAAGTTCTATCGTTTAGTATGGATGCAAAAGGATATCGCTGGTGGTTGGTACTGCACAGAAGATGGTAAGACAACATCTGTTGCACACTGGTTAGAAGAAGAGGACTTTGCAAAGAATGGCGGAGTGATGAATCACGAAACTATTGAGTCTATCTCTCGTAGACGTAAACCATTCACAGTTGACTACACTGGTTTCGGTTGGTTACTCGTCAAGAACGGTGTATTCGAGCACAAAGATATGAAGTATCCTTGGTTTGCACCTAAGATGCAAGTATTTGACTCAGGTGAAGTACAAGATATGTGTGGAGAAGATGTTTCATTCTGTCTCGATGCAAAAGAAGCGGGTATGGAGATCTGGATTGATCCTAAGATCCGTGTTGGTCACGAGAAAACGAGGATTATCTAATGACTTTAGACCAATTTGGAGCACTCAATGTGTGGCGAGTTGAAGAACTCACCACTCAGGGGTGGGAAGTTCAAGATGATAAAAGAGATAAAGGACTATCTCAAGAAAATGCAAAGGTTAGATTGGAATTTTACCTTGGCGAAGGTGTTTCTAAGGATAGATTAAGAGCTGTTCTAGATAAATAAAAAGAAAACGGTTAAAAATGGCAGATTCCAATCCAAAATTAGCACCCCATAATGTCGAAAGTCAGGGATTTGCTAGTGGAAGTGTAAAAGGACAGTATGATGTGAGTGCTCAAGCAAGAAAAAAAGCTGCCGCAAACACAAATGAAGCACAATCTCCACTCGCTGCTGGTTAAAAAACATCTAAAAAACTCTAAAGACCCCTCAAAGGGTCTTTTTTTGTGTCTAAATAGAATTTGAATAGTATATTAGTCTGATGAGATTAGAGGATTGGGATAAATCTTACGAAGATTTTTACATTAACCCTAAAAAAGAAGAGAATGTATTGCGTGAAGTTGTCGGTGACGATACTAACGATGGTAAAAGGAAGCAAAACTTAAACGAATCTAACGATTAATGCCAAGTATTGACGAACAACTGAATCAAAGTCAACCTTTTAAGGATATTAGCTTATCATTTGCTAGACATCCTGTTACAGATGACATTGGAGTCTTCACAAATGAGAACTCTATCAAACGTGCTGTCATGAATTTGGTCAGAACTCGTCTTGGTGAGCGCTTTTACAACCCACTCGTAGGTAGTAAAATCGAAGATCAGATGTTTGAAGTCGCAGATTCCTCTATGGCCATGGAATTAGAGGATGATATTGAACTTTTACTTGATAACTTTGAACCCAGAGTCACAAATATAGGTGTTAAGATCATATATCCGATGGATACTAACGACTTAACAGTAGAAATTTCCTACGACATCGTTGGAATCACATCGCCCAGACAAAATATAGACTTCATTCTCCAATCAACTAGAATATAATGTCGTTTAACCAGTTCACAAACTTAGATTTTGCAGATCTAAGAGCACAAATTAAAGATTATCTTCGAGTCAACAGTGATTTTGCTGATTTTGACTTTGAGGGATCGAACTTTGCGACTCTGATTGACCTTTTAGCATACAATACTTACATTACTGCCTACAATACCAACATGGCAGTCAATGAATGTTTCCTTGACAGTGCAACTTTGCGTGAAAACGTTGTTTCACTTGCTAGAAATATCGGATATGTGCCAAGATCAAGCAGATCTGCGATGGCAACTGTTAATTTTAGCGTTGACTTGGGAACTAACGACACAAGAATCGTAACTTTGAAGGCTGGACAGGTTGCATTGGGTAATCAAGTCGGTGGATCTTACATTTTTTCAATTCCAGACGACTTTGTTGCTACAACTGGTGATAATAATATTGCAGTTTTCAATAATTTGAATATTTACGAAGGAGTTTACCTTCAAAAGACTTTTCAGATTGATTATTCTCAACCAAATCAGCGTTTTATTCTTCCAAACTCGAATATTGACACAACTTCTATCCGTGTTACAGTTGAATCCACGACTTCTGAGATTTATACGCTGTATGACAACATTTTAAGAGTTGATGCTACGTCAAAACTCTTCTTAATTCAAGAAATCGAAGATGAACAATATGAAATCTTGTTTGGAGATGGAATTTTAGGTAAAAAACCGCCTGCTGGAGCAATTGTTACCGCAACTTACATTGTAACCAACGGAAGACTTGGAAATGATGCTAAGAATTTCTCATTTGTTGGTATTTTACAGGATGACCAAAGTTTAGCTATCACTCAAGGTATCTCAGTTATCTCAACTGCGAACAGAGCTTCAATGGGAGACAATATTGAAGACATCAGTTCCATCAAATACCTTGCACCTCGTATATACTCCTCACAATACCGTGCAGTAACGGCAAGTGACTACTCTGGTATCATTCCATTCGTATATCCTAACGTAGAGTCTGTGACCGCCTACGGTGGAGAGGAACTTGATCCACCTGAGTATGGAAAAGTGTTTATTTCCATCAAACCAAGAAACGGTTCATTCCTTTCACAGATTACAAAGGATGATATCTCTAGGCAACTCAAACAATATTCAATCGCTGGTATCAAACCAGAGATTATTGACCTCAAGTATCTTTACGTTGAAGTTGATACTTCTGTTTACTATAACACGAACTCAGTTTCAGATACAACTGAATTACTTACATCAGTAACAACAGCACTTACACAATATTCCAAATCATCAGACATCAATGACTTTGGTGGCAGATTTAAGTACAGTAAAGTTCTTGGATTGATTGATGCCTCTGCAAGAGGTGTAACTTCCAACATTACAAGAGTTAAAATGAGAAGGGACATTGCGCCTGAACTCAATACTTTTGCAACTTATGAACTTTGCTACGGAAATGCCTTTTATGACCAACCAAACGGATATGGCATACGTTCTACAGGATTTACTGTGAGTGGTATAGATGGAGTTCTATATCTGGGCGATATTCCTACCGCTGGAACTGACTTTGGTAAACTTGTTTTCTTCAAACTTGTAAACAACCTTCCCCTTATCGTTAAGAATGATGCTGGGACAGTGGATTACGTTCACGGAGAGATTAATTTGGATGTGGTAAATATAACAGGATCTACATTAGCAAATGGATTGATTCAAGTTGAAGCAATACCTGATTCTAATGATGTTATTGCACTTAAAGACCTGTACCTTCAATTAGACGTTGCGAACAGTACAGTTAATGCACTTCCTGATGTTGTATCCTCTGGTGAGAATACATCTGCTACTGCATACGTCACAACCTCTAGTTACGCTAGCGAATCAATTTACACAAGGTAAATGACAGATATTAAAAGAGTAAAAGTCTCTCATGTCATACAATCTCAGATTCCAGAATTTCTAAATCAGGAATCACCTCTTTTTGCGAGCTTTTTAAATCAATATTACGAATCACAGGAACATAAATCTGGTACAGCTGACTTAGCGAACAATCTTCCTGAGTATCGAAAGATCGGTGCTTTCAATTCAGAGACTTTAGCTACATCAACGACTCTTACAGATGATGTTTTCGCTGCTGACAGAACAATACAGGTAGCTTCTACTGTTGGATGGCCAGATACATACGGTCTACTTAAGATAGATGATGAGATAATCACATATACTGGTAAAACTGCTACATCGTTTACTGGATGTTCTAGAGGATTCAGTGGTATCGATCAGATATCAAAAGAAGACGATGCAGAGTTCTTAAACTTCCAATCCACCAATGCTGCACAACATGTATCTGGATCTGTAGTTACTAACTTAAGTAATCTTTTCTTACAAACATTTTTCACCAAGTTCAAAGAAGAGTTCTTGCCTGGATTTGAAAATAGAAGTTTCATAACTGGAACATCTATCACAAACATCCTGACTAGGGCAAAAGACTTCTATATGTCAAAGGGAACTGACTCTTCATATCAGATTCTTTTCAAACTTCTCTACGGTGAAGACATTGAACTCTTAAAACCGATTGAACAAACAATCGTACCTTCTGCAAACGTATATTTCAAAACTAAACACGTTCTACTTGAGAACTTAACTCCAGCTGCACAACCTCTGGAGTCTATTGGTAACTTCTTGTATCAAGACGTTAGTGGTATTGGTACTGTAAGTGCTTCTATCTACAATGTTGAGTACAGACCAATCAATCAGGTTGACTTCTACGAGATGTCTCTTGACTCTACATCATTTGATGGTACATTCTCTGTGCCTGGTAAAACAAAGGCATTAGAAATCACACCAGAGAACTCTACCAGTATTGTAGTTGACTCTACAGTCGGATTTGGTCAAAGTGGAACACTATTAGTAAGACCTAGAGAAGGTGCTAACTTTTTAACCTTTAGTTACACTGACAAAACAGTAAACCAGTTCTTAGGAGTATCTGGTGTTACTACATCATTAGTTTTTGGTGCTGATGTTCTAGAAAACAAGCTTGCATATGCTTATGCTGGATTCGGACAGACATCATTGATGGAATTCAGACTTGTTAATGTTATTGATGAAGTTGATACAAGTGCATCTACCAATATGCAAGTTGGTGATAGTCTTAAGTTACTTTCTTTCGGTAGAGACTTAGGAGATTCGCCACAATTCAATAATTGGATTTACAACATACCATCTACTCACAATATTGCTTCTGTAAACCAAGTAAACGTCAATACTTTCAGAATTGTTTTATTTGATGCAGTTGTTTTCTACGTTGATGAGATATTAATTGTTAAAAACCAATTTGGAGATTCATCAACAGTCACTATCAAAGATATTGAGTATGATGCAACCAATCTCTCTAAAGTTTATGCTAATACTATCGTTGTTCAGACAGCTACTACACTTCCAGCTAATGCAATTACAATTACAAAGACTGTTACAAAGGCAGAACATAATTCTAATTACTTTACAGGTGTAGATGCGTTTCCTGTTGGTGTACAGAATAGTTACCTTGATAAGTCAGAAGAATTCTTCTACATCGCTTCTTCTGGTTTACCAAACTACCCTATTTTTGCAACTGACAATAAAGTATTTGTAAAAACTAGTACATCAGAGGTTGTAGACGGTTCTGGGACACCTTTACTTGGTGGTGGGTTTACTTATACCATTCAATCGTTTGACCCCGCCTTCGACCCTGCAGCATCCGCTGGTACACTCCTAAATCACAACTATGTAACTGGAGATAAGATCTATTGGGACAACACAACCAATAGTGGAATCAATACTGGTATATACTTTGTAACTGCAATCAACCAAACTGAGTTTTATCTTTCATTTAGTGGATCTGATGTATTTGCTAAGAAATATATTGCTGTTAGAACAGGAACGCCTGGTCAGTACATCTACAAGTCTGGTTGGGAGAACAAAACACTCAAGAACCAGAAGATTCTTAGAAAGTATCCTTTCTACAAACAAAAAAATCTTTTTGACGATCCAAACGAAAGATTAGTCAATAACAGAGCCGTAGGATTGATGGCAAACGGTGTTGAGGTCTTCCCACCTACCGTTTTTGATGAACAGATCTTCCACGGTGATATTACAGAGATTACAGTCACCAATCCAGGCAAAGATTATGATGTTATCACAGGACCTCCACTCGTCATTAACGACGCACAAGGTAGTGGTGGTGTTGCTTATGCTAACGTATCTGGATCATTCAGAGAAGTTAAGTTGGTTGCTCCTGGCATCGGATATCAAGAAAAACCCAAGATTACTGTTGAAGGTGGTAACGGAACTGGTGCCGTCCTTGAGTCTAATCTAGTTAGAGGAAGCATTGTTGCCAATTTCAAAGCAGATGGATCAGCTGTTGACACATTTGATGAAAGTATCACCTTTCCAGAAAGACATAACTTTGAAATAGGTGAAGGTATCGTATATGACTCTAGAGGTAACACTCCTATTGTTAACGTCACTGATGGTGCAACTTATTTCGCTGGTGTAATCAATGATAAGAAAATTAAGTTACACAAAACACCAGAAGATGCTAAAGCTGGTATCAACACTGTTGATATTGGTAATATCAGTTTTGGTTTCCATAAGTTTACTTCACTTAATGCTAAAAATACCATAACCAAGATTTATGTTAAAAACTCTGGTTCAGGATACTCAAATAAGAAGGTAGTTGTTCAGGGTAGACCAACAAACGGAGATACACAGTCTGGTATTAGCACATCTGATGATTACATACTAGCATACAACCATAATTTCCATAATGGAGAAATAGTAGAATACTCTACTGATGGAACAGTTGCAAATGGTCTTTCTACAACCACACAGTACGCTATTAAGAAAATTGACAGTAATAGATTCAGATTATGTGATGTTGGTGTTTCCTCACAAAGAAATTTAAAGAATTATAACAAAAATAAATCAGTCGTAATTCGTGGAATCGGATCTGGAAAACATACTATAAAATATCCTCCTATAGTAGTAAACGTAGAAAGTTTATCTGCTATTGGTAGCACAACTATCATCAAACCTGAGCTTGACCCTCTAGTGTTGGGAAGTATTGAGAGTGTTTACCTAGAAGAAGGTGGTATTGGTTATGGTTGTACTAATATCATGGATTTCCATAGAAGACCCGATGTTGGTATCTCAACTGTTGTCTTTAACGCTCTTTTGAAGCCAATCATCATTGATGGATCGATAGTAGATGTTCAGATACTCGCCTCTGGTAAAGGATACCGTGAAGACTCCGATATTATCATCACAAGTCCTACTGGTAGCTTTGCAGACGTAAAACCAATCATTACTGGAGACAAAATTAGTGGTGTTACTATTCTTGACGGTGGTATCAATTACAACGCAAGTGATACAACTCTAACTTTACAAAACAGAGGTAAATCTGCTAAATTCATAGCAGATGTAAAAGAGTGGAAGATAAACCAAGTTCAGAAGAATGATGCCATCATCAGTAACGAAGATTCTCTACTTACCAAGCCAAGTACGAACCCTGCTTTCCAATTACAGACAATTGGTATCTATCCTCCACAAAAACTTAGATTCCAACTTGGAGACAACATTGACTCTGCTAATTTAGAGACACCAAACGCTTTCCACTCACCTATACTTGGATTTGCTTATGACGGCAACCCAATTTACGGTCCTTATGGATATCAGAACGCAACAGGAGGGGCAATCAAGAGATTGCAGTCAGGATACATTCTTGATACGACTCTTAGATCAGGTTTAAGACCACCTGGCTTTGCTTTTGGATACTTTACCAATGATTACCTTTTTGACAACTCAGGCGACCTAGACGTGCATGGTGGACGTTATTGTGTGACTCCACAGTACCCAGATGGTGTATATGCTTACTTCTACAGTGTAGATGTTGATTCTAGTGGTGTTGCTAAACCAAAATTCCCATATCTGCTTGGTGGTTCATTTAAAGACACTCCTATCGAAGAAAACTTCGTAACTTTCTTCAATCAGGATATTGACATATCATCTAGAGAACTTACAAGAAACGTAGCTCCATATTCTCTCTCATTTGGTAATTCTGACTATGAATTGATTGACGATGTTAAAGATGCCCTAAAACAAGAATTTGAAGTCATCAAGACTAAGAGTTCTGGTATTTCTTCTGTAACTATCTTCTCTAGAGGTGATGGATACAAAGTTGACGATACATTGACTCTAGACAACACAGGAACCAATGGAAGCGGAGCAAATATCGTAGTTGGATCTGTTTTAGGTAAACCTGTCACCTCAGTGCAGATCGGAGTCTCTACTTTCGCTAATACAGAGATTGTAAAGACAAAAAACACTATTACTGGTATTACAAGTTTTCCACATGGAGTTGCAGATCAAGAAACACTAATTCTTAGTGGTATTAGCACTTCTTCCTTTGCAGAGTTCAACGGACCTAAGAAAGTCAATGTTAAACAAAGATCAGTTGGTCTTTCTCAGTACTTAGACAATGTAACTGCAACTGGTGTAAACACTTCTATCTTTGTTACTGATGTAACAGGATTTGAAACAAATGACATCATTGGAATTGGAACTGAGTCACTTACTATCACCGCCATTGATTCTCAGTTCAATAGACTGTTTGTAAACAGAGAAAACTTTGTTGGTGCTGCAATGACTCATGCGGCTGGAACAAACAACGTTAATTTAAAACCAACCAAGTTTACTTTCCCAGTTGGTTTCTCAACCATAACCAGATTTACTTTTGAGAACAAAGTCGTCTTCTTCAACCCTCAACAGACAGTTGGTGTTGGTTCTACTGGAACACACTATACTTTACCTCTTACTGGATTAAGCACAGTACAAACAGTTGAGAATAGGTTCGTTCCTCAACAGAGAATTTACATTAAAGATCATACCTTCTTTACTGGCCAGAAATTGACTTATAACATGGGTATTGGTGGAACTTCACTTGTATGGGCGAAGGTATCTGCTGGTGCAACATCTGGTGTTGGTACAGAAGTTCTTATTGATCAGAGTGACGTATATGCAATAAATTTTGAACCAGACTTCATTGGATTATCAACTACTGGTATTCCTACAACTGGAGATGCAATATGGTTCTACGAAGTAGCATCCAACTCTGGGTTTGCACAATCCTTTACTACTAACTTCCCCAAAGTAACTACAAAGGTAGAAAGGTTCTTTGGTGATGTAGGACTTACTTCTGCTCACGGATTGCTAACTGGTGACATAGTAACACTAGATGCTATACCACAATCAACCGAAACAACTGAAATAAGATATGATCCAGTTCTTGCTAAAGTTACCACAGGTAAAATAGGATTTGCGGTATCTGCCTTCTCATCAGACTTGACTGAAATTACAATACCAGATGAATCTCTACAAAGTGGTGATAAGGTTGTATTTTACAATGGCGGAAATACAATTGCTGGTTTGGTGAATAATGAGACATACTTTGTTCTTAGATTAAACACTGATGCAATCAAACTATGTAAGTACAAGTCAGATGTACTTGAGGCTAACATAGTATCGATATCTACTGTAACTGAAGCATCTGCTAATAATTTAAGTTACCTTGCTAAGATCAATCCACCTCTAGAGTTCACTAGTGGTAATACAGTTACATTTGATGTATCTGATCAAAGTCTATTGGATATGAGACTTGACTTCTTTGAAGATTCATCATTCAGAGAAAAACTTGATGTCAACGGTACAAACGATACTGGATTCAATATTTCTAGAGATGGTATTTCTGGAAATGTAGATGCCACAGTAACTATCAGAACAACTGGTTGGCCAAGTAAATCATTCTATAATTTAACTCCTGTTGTTCCTTCTGATGCTAGAAAGTTATATGGAACATCTGATGCAGAAGTTACTGGTAGAAATAACATTACTTTCAAGGATGTTGTTCTTAAGACAGATCACTCGATTATTAAGTCTAGTGATACTTCATTCAGTTTCAACCTAATAGAAAAACCTCTTGAACCACAAAAAGTTATATCAAGAGCTGGTGTAAGTACAATCACATATAGTACTCAGTCTTCAAATGCAAGAGGGCCTATCAACTCTACTAAGATCAATTTCCCAGGCAAGGGATATACTATCCTACCTAGAGTTATTGGTTTTGCAAGCACACAGGGTCAAGATGCTATTGTAAAAGTTTCATCTCCTGATATTGGTAAGATTGATATTATAGAAAGGATTAAAGATGGATTTGATTATCCAACTGATCCTACACTTCTACCATTCCTAAGTGTCCCTGCCATTGTTGACGTAAGTGGTATTGCACGAATGGATGAGATCCAAGTGGTAGACGGTGGTACAAGGTACAATCAAGCTCCTACACTTGCAGTTCGTGGTAATGACAGTGTACAAATTTCTGCAACTGTATCAGGTGGATCTGTAGATAAAGTTGATATTATTCAAAATGCTTTTGAGTTCAGTGAACCACTTAGTATTATTACAACTAATAACTCCAATGGTTATGACATTGATGCCGTATCTCATAGTGGTACAGATGTCACAGTTGAACTTCTTTTGGATGCACAGTTCAATATTCCAGTAACTACTGGATTTGGATCTACAGAAACTAAGTTACCATTTGCTATAGGTGATAAAGTATTTGTTGAGAATTGCAGACTTAAACCAGATTCAATTCTTGCTGGACAGGGTAACTTTAACTCTGCCGATTATGACTTCTCATTCTATGATGTCACTGGTGTAAGCACTTCAAATGCCACTGTCACGTTCAGTATGGAAAATGCTCCTGGCATTTCTACTGTCACATTAGGTACATATGATGATGACTTTACATTAGGTTCTATTGTCAACTTCAACGATATGGCGAAGTTCAATATGACAATCATCAATGATGCTAAGTTCTTATCTGGTGAAAAAGTAACATCATCTAAGTTTGAAGGATTTGTTGCTGAGAATGGTTGGAATGTCAATATCAGTCAACTTAGATTGAGAGATACAATAGGAACTCTAAGATCTGGAGATAATCTATTCGGTCAGATATCTAAGTTGAATGGTCGTGTAAGAGATGTAAACAGATTTAGTGTTAGAACTACACTAGGATCTACTAGAGACAAAGTTTCTAAGAACGACATGAATGTCGGTATTCTTAATGACTTCAGCCAAAGACTATCCGACAACTTCTACTTCCAGAAGTTCTCATATTCAATCAAGAGTAAGTTACCATATACCACATGGAAAGAACCTGTAAGATCTATTGTTCACCCATCAGGTTTCTTAGAGTTCTCGGATCTCATCATAGAGAGTGATCCTATTGCTAATACTGCTACTGTAGGAATCGCTAAGTCTACTAACATGAAGGTTCAGGCAGTAGATACTAAAGTTGATCTCATCCTCAATATCGATAATGAGATATACATGGGTAAGAGAGATAACTTTGCCATGGTAACTGAAGATGACGCATTACCAGATGGATCTGTACAAAGAATATTCTTCCCAGAAGGTAGACCCATTAAGAGTTTCATTATGAACAAGACCAACAAGGTTTTGAATCTTGATGATATTTCCTCTGGTTTCAATGGATCACACGATAGAACAGGAACACTGGTTGGTAGTAAACAGTTCGGACTTACAGTTGGTGGTGAACCTGTATTCAAGAAAACATACAATGCAGCTGCAACTGCTAATGTTGATCTTGGACTTAACTTACTCAGTATTCAGAATCATAACTTCCAGACTGGACAGGCTGTAAAATTAGATACTCAGGGTGGTACTAAGATTGGTATTGCAACTACATCTCATACTACAGGAGATAAGGACATTGTTATGTCTGTTGTAACTGCTGGTGTGGGTGGAAGTTCACTATTTGAAAATGGATATAACCAACAAATTCCAGGCCCAGTAACAGGAATTGCTGTAACAGAGAATCCTCCAGGCTCAATCTTTAGATTATATGGATTTGGAAATGCAGAAGGTGGTGTTCCAGGCTTTACCACAACTGGAACTGGTGCTAGATTCCAAGTTAAGTTTGACTTTGATCCAACTACAGGTCAATGTATATCAACTGCAATAACTCTAACTGTTGGTGGAGGTGGTTACATTGTTGGTGATACTGTAGGTATTGCTGGTACATTCCTTGGTGGTGCATCACCAGCTAATGATTTGCTATTCCCTGTTACTAAAACAACAGGATCAAGAATCGGAAGTCAAGGTACATATTCTAATGTTCCATCGACAAATAATGGTGGTGGTAGTGGTGCAACATTCAATGTTACTAGAGATGCTAACTTAGATATTTCTACTGTTGAAGTCGTGACTGGTGGAACTGGATATGCTGTTACAAACACAATATCTATTGCAGGCACATACATCGGTGGTGCTACCCCAGGCAACAATATTGAATTAACTCCTGTGGAGTGTGGAACAAGTGTTATGCCTGATGAATTGTTCGTTCAAAAATTAGATGATGTTAAATTCAGAATATCTGGATTCTCAACTTCACTTCCATTTACATTTACTAGTTTAGGAACTGGAACTCATGTTCTTAAAGTTCAAGATCCAAATAAACAGGCTTTGATTTTGATTGACAATATTATTCAAACTCCTATTAAGAACAAGAAGTTAAATGTGGTTATAGCTGACTCAGTTAGTGAATCAGACCAAGGGGTGAATGTCTCAGTTGGTTTAGGTTCTATAACCAAAGGTGATATTATTAAATTAGATGATGAATTACTGAAGGTAAAACAAATTGGTGACACTACATTTGCACAGGCAAAGACCGCTATTGCTAGAAATACAGTAGCTACTGCTTTCTACTATGATACCAACAGAGCTAACTCTTCTGTTATTAGAATTGACGATACAAGTGTCACTATGGATGATAACCCTCCATATTAACTATAAATAAAGAAAAAACGTTTTTAAGTAATGTCTAAACAAGGGATTAGTACAGGTTCGGCTCCGAATGATGGGACGGGCGATACCCTATTGGCAGGGACTATTAAGATTAATAATAACTTTAACGAGATATATGATATTTTCGGAGATGGTACTAACCTTGTAAGTTTTGTTTCTTTTGCTAGCACTGCTGGGTATTCCACTAACTGTGGTATTGCATCAACCTCTGTTCTTGCTGGTCTTGCATCCAGTGTTACAGATAACATTGATATCAATACATCTGGTGTTGTTACAACAAGTTATGCAGATGTTGGTAAGATTACAATTCAACAGCCTGGTGCGATTGCAGATGGCCCTATTGAGGTTGGAACTGCAACAACAATGTTCAGAATCAAAGCAGACGGTATGGTCGGCATTGGAACATCGTTACCTACTTCACAACTAGAAGTTGCATCATTCTCGAATGAAAGACCAACTATTTGGGCAGTTGCTAAAGGTAATGGACAAGGATTACGAGTATCCGATGCAGCAGTAACTGATTCTAAGTCATTCGTTGTTACTAATGAGGCATATACTGGTATTGGTTCTACCTCTCCTACATGTCGATTGGATGTACAAGGTGATATTTTAGTTAGTGGTGCAAGTACCCTGATGGATCAGGTAAACTTCAACTCCGACATTACAGAGAAGGTCTTAGGAAACTTTAGTGATACGTTTAGTGTAAGTGCTGGTGGTACATTCACAGTTGACGTTTCGCAGGGATCTGTTGTGTTGGGTGGACTATCTACATCAGTTACTTCATGGGCATTTACAAATGTCAGTGGTCAAAACAGTAAGGCAACCACAGTAACTATCATCAACAATGCTGGAATCGGATATACTTATGGTGATTCATGTACAGTAAACGGTTCTCCTATTGCAACTGGAGTAAAATGGGTCGGTGGTAATCCTCCGCCTTCCACTGCAAATGACGATATACTCACGTTTAGTATCGTCCGTGATAGCACTGGAGTTACCAGAGTCTATTGCAGTAGTTCTATTAACATCATTTAAGGAATAAATGTCTACTAGAGAAACGCCAGGAGAAGGAGCTCTATTCAGACCGTCTTTTAATTCATCGTATGGTGTTAGCCAAATTGAAGTTTTAGACGGTGGGTCAGGGTATGCTAAAACAGACCCCCCAAAGATTACTATTGAAGGTACAGCAACACCTCAAACAGAAGGTGTGTTTTACCCTATAATCAGTGGTGTCGGCACAATATCTCAGGTTATTATCTTTAACTCTGGTGTTGGGTATTACCCAGTATTCAGTACAACCACTAGTTCACAGGTTGTTGTGGAGAGAGGTGCTTTTGGTAGTATTGCTACAAGTCATGGCACTGGACTTTCTTCAATATTTTCTGGTGATTACAATATTGTAGACGATAATATATTCTTTACAGATGCACCTTATGGTAATGCAGGACCTGCTGGATTAAAAACAAGTTCTTCTTTCTCTGGTAGATTATTCTCTAGAAAATTAGATCCATTTGATGAGAAAGATAAAAACGTAATTCTTGATGATATATCCTTAGAATTTACAGGTATTGCAGGCACACAATTTACATTAACAGAAAACTTAGGTGTAGTTACTGCTCTTTACAATAGTGTCAACACAGGCGTAGACATCAATAATAATCCATTCATATTAATCAATAATGTTGTTCAAACTCCTGGCTTAGATTTTGAAGTAATTGATGCAGATGATAATAAGATTAACTTTTTAAGTGGAGTTCCTAGAGCTGGTAGAATCAATAAAGTGGGTCTACAAACAGGTGCTGGATACTACTTACCAATTAAAGCTTCTGCAAGAGTAGGTGTAGGATCAACTGGTAGTCTTGAGACTATTCAATTAACAGGAAAGGGACAAGGATATAGAGAGTTACCAGAAATTACTGTAAGATCTTCTCAGGGATATGGTGCAAGTATCGGCGCAGTTTTAGGAACATCAGCTGGTAGTGCAGTTGCAATTTCTACAGCAGATTACAACCACATTGCTGGTATCTGTACTTTTACAGCCAACTCTCATGGATTTGTAGAAGGTGATAGGGTAAGAGTCACAGGTGCTGGATTCACATTCACCCCAGTATCAGCATTAAGGAATATCAATACCTTTGGATACGACTATATCACTGGTATTACAACTATTGGTGTAACAGGTGGTCATTATATTGGAACAGGAAGAAATAGAAGTAGAAATTTACTTATAAAACAGGTTCAAGTTACCGAAGGAATATCTACATTTACTTTCAGAGAAGACGCATATCCAATTGTAGATGTCATTGATAATCTTAACGTATTAATAGATTGTGGTGTTAGTACGCAACCATTAACCTATGTTAGCGGGGGATTGGTGCAAGCAGGCGTTGACACTGCAATCTTAGAAGGTAGAAACGTAACTGGTTTTGATGTATTAAGTGGTCACACTGCAAATACATTCAGAACGTTTGTTGGTATCTCTACATTTGCTCATCAATATGTTACTGGTGGTGTAGTAAACAGAGCAGAAGCTGGTATCATAACAGACTTTAGTATTGTGGAGGGTGGAACTGGTTTCTTTGCACCTAGAACTATCCAATACCTCAGTGACACTCCTTCTGAGGGAATCACCACTGTTACTGCAATAGGTCAAACAACTGGTGCATCAATTGACATTGGAGAAGTAATTTATGAGTCATTCTCTGGTATTGCAACAATCAGTTGTAACACTGCTCATGGATTGACAACTGCAAATGTTGTTAAATTATCTGGTATCCAATTCCAAACAGGCATTGGTGATATTACATTCCCATCAGATTCACAAAGATATTTTGGTGTTACAGGAATCATAAGTGCATTTAACTTTAGTGTGAATATTGGTGCTGCAATGACCACAACAGGTATACACACTGCAGCTGCTGGAGTTGGTTCGTTCATACCTTTTGATGGTCATGGTTTAGAAACTGATGACTTTGTTAATGTTACTGGTGTTGCAGTTACATTCACAAGTGCTCCTTCCGTTCAAGTTGGTCATGTTGAGTATGATGAAACATCTGGTATTGCAACCATCACTACAAGAAAGAATCACAATCTGACAGAAGATGATTGTGTAATACTTTCTGGTATTGCCTTTACTTGCGACTATGACCCTGCACTAGGAGTTTCTAGTGCATTATATGATAACATAACTGGAGTTCTAACTGTAACCACTGCCGCACCTCATGGGTACAAGGTAGGTAAAGATGTGATACTATCTGGTCTTGCATTTACCTGTGCTATAGACAATGGTGCAAGAGATCATTACTATCCAAGAAGTAGGTCAACTGCATATGATACTTCACTTCCTATCACAGGTTATGCTGGCACTGCACTTGCAATAGATGTTGGTATATCTCGTGTTAAGAATCAATATGTTCATAGATTTGAAGAGGCAATCAACGGTGCGTTGATATATGGTGGTGATTATGACCATACTTTTGTTCGTGCAACCGAAGGTGCTTTACTAACTGGAGGACCTTTCTTACATGCCTTCTACAGTGCGACTGCAACATCAACATTCTCTGGTGGAGACTATGCACACACTTATGTAAGTTCTAAAGAGAAAACAATCAAGGTTGGTGGTGATTATGCACACACCTTTGTCCCTGCAAAAACAACTCCCAATGGTATTACTGTAGTTGGTGGTGGAACAACCACTCCAACAAATGCTGACTATACTCCTAGCACTGGTTCACTAGTTTTGACTATTGCGAATCATGGTTTATCTGGGCCTAGTCAACATTCAATCACAACTGCAAATTACAACCCAATTGTGGGTATTATGACTGTGACTATTCCTAGTCATGGTTTCTCAAATGGCGATCAGGTTAAAATTGCAGATGGTTCTATTGGTTGGAAGTGTTCATTAGACGCATTTACATCAACCAAATACTATCCAAGATCTACAGATCCAATCAGTGATAGTTGGATACCCATCTCAAACAAGACAACAGACACTTTTGAGGTCTTTGCTGGTATTACCACTAGAGTGGATTACACAGTATCTGGAGCGGACTACACACCTTCTGTGGGTGTTATGACTATGAGTATTGGAACTCATGATTTGATGACTGGACAAAGTATCAAGTTTAGACCTAATTCATTAGGATTTACATGTACTGCTGACCAAAATACTGTAACAAAATATTATCCAAGAACAAAAGATCCAACTTACAATACTGCCGTTCCAATCACAGGTGTAGCTGGGACGACTATTACAGTCAACGCTGGTATCTCAACTATTGTTAAGTATAACATAAGATTCGCTGATTACACTCCAGCGTCAGGTATTATGACCGTTTCTGTTGAAAGGTT